GTTGAGCGATGATAAAAGCAAACCAATGTTCTATACCTATCATCACACGGCTCGGCTCTTGCTTCATTAAGTAATCGTACAACAGCTGAGTAACTATACAGTCACGCTCACAGTACTTCTTCATCTCCTCGTTGTAGTGATCGAATGCACCGTCATCTTCTCCGTATGTCAGCTTCGTAGCTTTACCCATCCGGTGTCCCCAAGCTTTGAGTGAGTGACTACCTACAAGTTTAGGATCGAAGTTGTTACGACCGAAGTCCTCGTTCCTTAAGTCAGAGAAGATACAACGACTCATCACCAATGTATCTACTACTTTAACAAGAGGTGGAGAGAATCCGTACAACTTCTTCAAAGCAGGTATATCAAACTTAATAACATTGTGTCCGACGATCCTGTCTGCTTCTGCTAAGGCTGTCAGTCCCCTGTGTATACTATCTCCCGCAAATGTCACCATCTTCGGAACCATTGGATCGTACACAGACAAGCAGTGTACAGTGTGTAAGTCCGTCAGATTAGTGAAGTCTTCAAGAGCATTTGTTTCTATATCAAAGAATAGTGTTCTCATGCTTCTTCCTCTTGTTTGTCCTGCCATTTTTTAAGTTCAAGGAACGGAGGTACATGTTTTTTATGCACCATATACATCGAATAGTTTTCTTTTATTCTACCTATAAGCTCTAAATATTCAGAGTACAAACCGCACCATATAGACATCTTATATTTCTCACCTCCCACTACACCTTTCATAAAGTTTTCTCTATCAGTTATAACATCATCTAGTTCCTCGTATACATGTTTAAGGCGAAGCATAAGTGCTTGTTGCTTAGAGGGTGTTTCATCCTTAACGGGATCATCAGTTAATGCTACTATTGAATCTTGTGCTAAGTATTTTATTTTAGTTCTTTGTCTATGATTCAGCTCGTCGCACGAAGCGATGTTAACTATCATCATTAGTTTTTTCTTTATACTCTTACTCATATTTAGAATGGTTCATTATTGTTATTTGTTTCTTCAAAGGTACTCGCCCTCTCTTCCTCGGTGCATCGTCCGGTGTCTATGTTGTAATACAATGTACTACAGTGTCCAGTCTCACCGCTGAATCGATTCTTCAGTACTCTTACTTTTGTTTCGTTGGATAGTCGGTCGCTTTGTTGGTTGCGTTCCAGTCCGATGACCATGTCCGATAGCTGTGCGATTGCTTGTGACCCTCGGAGGTGATGCAGACTTACTCGTCCACCTTCTTCATGTCCTGTATCCACACGCTTCAAGTGACTGACCAACACCATACCACACCCTGTCTCCTCAACTAGAGATCGTAGCTTGGTCATTGTATTATCTATCAGTCTGCGTTCGTCGTCTCCTTGGATACCACTAACAACAATCGATAGGTGATCTAGGAATATCCATTTACAATCGAATCCTTTAATCAGATACCTAATCTTAGATAACAAATTGTCACTCTCCATACTCCCGAAGTGATCGTAGGTGTAGAACTTACCGTTACCCACAGTCTTATCGAACGCAGGTCGTAACTCCTTCTCGTCTAACATATCATCATCGAGGTGTAGTGGTTTGTTCATGTGGATACCAAGGATACCCAACGCTGTACGCCTGACAGATTCTTCAAGAGCTATGTAACCTACCGTCTCACCCAACCCTAACAGATGGTGTGCTATCTCACGACAGAACAGACTCTTTCCGATACCACTACCAGCAGTAACAGTTACAAGTTCACCCAACCTCATACCGTGAGTGATACTGTTCAGTCCGATAAACGGATACGGTTTGCTTTTGTGTTCCTCCTTGTGGCTGATAACATCCCACAACTCCTTACCGTTTACGATGCCGTCCGGTCTGTACTCACGAGCGTCGAACAAGCACTGGACTAACTCCTTACTTCTGTTAGCAACTAGCATGTCGTTAGCATCCTTAAGTGGTAGCTCTGCGATGTGTGCTTTGCCGGGTGTCAAGAGTGCTGCACATTCTGCTGCTCCCTTCCGTCCGACATCATCCATATCAAAGCAGAACACTACTTGATCGTACCTGTCCAACCAATCGATAGCTTGAGCTACAAACTTCTTAGCTGCTCCTGCTCCGTTAGGTACACTGACTACTGGCCACTTGTTATCGAACGCTTGGCTGACACTTAAAGCATCCACCTCACCCTCAGTAACAACTACTCGTCTGCCTCCGTCTCTCCACAAGTGCTGACCGTACAATCCTATCAGCTCTCCTCTAGTAGCGAAACTCTTGTCAGCAAACCGTAGCTTCTGTGCACAAGTTTTACCGTCTCTTGTTTTATAGTTGGCTATCTGTACAGGCTGTCCGTTCACATTGCCCATCCAGTATCCCCACTTACGACAGGTATCTTCAGTCAAGTTTCTTCGGGCTATTGCTTGAGGTGATCCGTTAACAAACTCTCTCGGTGTTGGGTCGCTCACTTTTCGTCCTCCTCCAGCGTGACTGTTACAGCTGAAACAATGCCAGCTTCCGTCGTCGTTAGTGGCTCTTGCATCACTTGATCCACACTTAGGACAGGGTTGGTGTGTGTTTGTAAAAGCCATTGTTTTGGTATTTGTTTATTTGCATATAGTATATTTTTCTTTTCGCACCAGCGGGCGTAGGTAGTGTTGCTCCCTTTCCGTATCTTATTAAAAGCATTCATAAATACTAGTCGGATGTCTAGGTGTGGATGCTGTTCTCGGACTAGTAGATGCTTCGTTCGATCCTCCACCGTCCATAAACCCTTGGCTTCAATGATGATGCCATTGGGTAGTATGAAGTCAGGAGTATAAGTTGCTACCTTTTGGTACTCTAACTTGATTGTTTCGTACTCGAAAGCAACACCACTACGCTGAAGCTGGTTAGCTAATGTTTGCTCGAATCCAGATCGGTACTTAGAAGTTGGCGATGACCTCTTCTTCTTCTTCCGCATCGAATCCACCCTCTAAGTTTTCACCGCCATTAACGAAGCCTTCTTCCTCAGTAGTGAATCCAAACGCAGAAGCTGCGATACTGGATACTCCACCTTCACCAAGTTGAATGACTTGAACAGCTTGTAACTCAAAGGTAACTCCGAATCCAACAGCAGCTGTGTAGTAAAACTTAGGACGGAACGCTACATTAACTTGCGAACCTCCCCATACTTTTACATCTGGGTCAAGTGGTTTACCAGTGGAATCGTACAGAGCAATCGATAAGTGATACTCACTACCGTCCCGTCTGCGTCCACCAGCTTTTTGTTTTACCTTGATCAGGTATCCACCTTCCACTTCATCAATCGGAAACTCACGCTGTGTAATCTTCTTACCAGCATTTGCTTCTTGTACTTCACGCAACTCTTCCTCGTACAACGGGCGGAGCGTAGCTTTGATTGCGTCTGCTTGTTCTTTATCTATTACAAGATCACAACTGTAAGTACCAAACTCCGGATCAAATCTTTTGTTAGGTTCATTAAGGTGACAGTACTTAGCTGTACCTTTAGCTTTTATAATCTCGTGTTTCTTTCTAGCTTTTAGTGCCATATCTATTTTTATTTTATCGGTGTTAAGACAACAGATACTTCATACGCTTTACTGCCGAGACATCAAGGTCTCCAAGTTCAGGCACGGATGGAAGTTCTGCGGTCGGATGGTTGTTGATTTGCTCCATTCTGAACTCGGTCAGGAGATCAACAGAGAAAGTTTTTGCGTACATCTGTCGTACAATCGTATTACATTTGCGTACATTACTTGCATGGGTCACGAAACAGTCATGTATAGTAGCCAAGTCAAAGTCAACCTCATTAGCAACTTGATGTACGATACAAGCGTCTAAGCTGTGGATAAAGTTAGCAGTCACTGCGTTGCCTTGTCCCTTCGGGTCTATCTTATCGCCTAGTTCATCTGCTTGTATGGTAATACTTAAGTTTTGAAAGACGCTCTCTACATCTATCTTCTTATATCTACGGTAGCTTTGTACTACTTTAAATCCGGTAGGTGTAGTCCAAGTAATGGCACTGTCGTACCCTAAAGCTCGTACACTCTCACGCAGAAAGTTCATCACTCGGTTAACAGGACGACAGACTTTGTTAGCTAATCGGTTAACAATTTTACTTACCCATATAACAGAGGTAAGCATCTCTCCTGTACTTGTCCACGGATGATTAACACCTATACTTTTAAACAAATCTTGTACTAAGTTATAGTGGGTAGCACCGTAAGGTCTGTTCATAACTGCTAACTTAGCTAACTTACGAGAGAATCCGTACTGCATCCAGCTCTGTGCTATTGGTCCACCATCTTTCTTAAGCTCATCGTAAACCATATCACTAAACTCTGTGTACATGTCATTAGCTTTGTCTTCCTCCACCAAGTTACACATCCTCCCCGTGTCTTTGTCTCGTAATAACAAACTAAGTATCTGCATACCATTGTTACTGCAATCTTGACGCACAGGTAAGTAAGACACATATCCGTACCCCTCCTCCGTAAACTTCTTAAACTCTAAACAGAACCGCAAGAAACAGAACGGATCACTTGCATCAGTCCACCAGTCAGTACCGTGAGGATCATCAGCAGCTTCTAATATAAACTTCTGTCGTTTACCTACCCACTCTAACCGTTCTGCTCGTGTACCCTTTACTCCCCACATGTTAGCACCGTGAACAAGTACCGCTTCCAAGTCCTCTTCATCTACTACTTGTTGACCATTCTTAAAGTCTAACAAACTCTTAGCTAAGTCAGAACCTTGCGGATGTAAGTAGTACGGAATAGCGTACACTCTGCCCCTGTAATCACAACGATACGGAAAGTACAGCTTGTCCCACTTACTATATATCTTAGCCAAGTGTAAGATACGACAAGTCTGATACCGCTTGCTGTTGTTACTTTCGTTAGCAGTCTTAATGTCCTTTTGTTTTAACTTCCAAGCCCGTAACTCATGCGGACAATCACCTGTGTATCTCGGTTGCTCAGGTATCGTACCGAAGTTAGGTATGTTTCCTACTACTCGTTCATTCTCCCAAAACTTTAGAGCGTACTCTAATATTTCTTTGTTAATTTTCCATTCCACTCTAGAAAGTTTATTGCACGCAGACATCGCATGTTCGTAGCTCTTCTCGTAATCTTGGAACCAAGACACTGGCTTACCTGTTATGAACTTCTGCGGAGGCATGTGCTTAACGCTATACCCACCACCCACTAATCCGTACCAATCAACTGGTTGGTCAGGTAATGCCATCTTAAATACACGAGTCGTCTCCTTCCAAGAATCAAACCGTTGTATCCAATCTTTAAACTCAGCAGTTGGACGGATGATTCGTTCCGGCTTGTAGCTTTTCTGCCCACCCGTATTGAATCCTATCTCACACAACCCAGTCTCAATGCGTATCTCTTCCAATAACCAAGCACCAAGACCAGTCTTACACTTACTATCCCACAGCGTGAACCGTTCCTCTTCATAATCGTAGAACTGCTTCAGCTTCATAGCTTTTGATCGATCATCAAGTGCTAACAGATCAAGCTTATTCGGGTGCATAGTTTCTAATGCTTTATCCCACCTAGCTTGGTTCTCAAATGCTTTGCCTATCTTGTAAGCTAATCTGCCAACAGGTAAATTGAATTGTAAGTTATCGAGGAAAGTTTGCAGAGCAGTAGCAGCTACCTGATACGGACACATATCTAATATGAAGGTAAGGAACAGCGGTGTTGTGTGTTCAGTATTACCCCCGAAGGTGTACATAAAATCCTCCACCCGCTTACCCAATCTTGGAGCCATAACACGAAGCATTCTTTTACTGGCTTCAGTTTTACTAGACTCTCCTTCTGCTATTAGCTTGGCTTGGCGATTCCGGTAAGCAGCTCGTCCCCACTCCCTCATCCTCCAAACATGTCCCCTTGTCTCTTTAGTCATGTGCGTTATTAAACCAGCATTTAGGTAGCTGTCGTTGTTTGTCGGTGCGATAAGCTATTAACTTACCTTCAGCATCACGGACATAGTTGCCATTCTTATCCCGTTGAAAGCCCGTGATCTCCGTATCCGCCCAAAACTTATTCCACCCCACTGCTATGGCGTTGTGATCGATACTAGACCAGTTAAAAGGCAAGTCAGTTACTGATGTCTCGTACTCTTCCACAATACTCATGTTTTATGATGTCCTCTTCTGCTTGCCAAAACATCTGTGCGTCCACATAAAAAGGACTAACCTCGTCTTGGGTCTTCTTCTCCAATTGTGGCAAGGAACGCTTCGATTTCTTCTTCACTTTCCATATCTTCAATGTGTCCCAATAATTCTTCTTCCCTGTTTTGTTTCTCTTCCATTTCATTGTAATACCTTTCGTAAGGTTCAAATAACCAAGTGTCGTAGCTCACCCTTCTTCCTCCAGTTTTTCTAAGTGTTCCTTATAAAGTTGTAAGGACAGGTAAAGGTCAAGCCATCTCCCGTCCAAAGTGCGGTTCATGTCGTTGTTAAATAAGTGGAACATCAACTCTTCAATCATGTCTATTGGATCAAGTAATATATCTTTCATAGTTCATCATATAACCAAGCTAAAAATAAGATTCCAATAATTATAAAACATCCTAAGCCTAGTAGTGTCATTTGTATTGTCATTTAAGTGGGTTATCGGTTGTCTGTCTTATCACGCCTTCAATCGTGCTTACATCCTTCCTTGATAACAATTCTTGTTGTAGCTCCACGAGCCTATCACGGACAGTTAAGTTGTCAGGTAGATTTTCACGGACACGTAAGTAATGATCGATCAAAGTCTGGATAGATATGTCGTCAAGCGTGGATAAATCGGATGGGTCAGTGTTATTCAAAGTCATGTTCGATACACTTTGTGCCCTCTCGTTCCATCCCTTGCAAGCTTTTATCGCAAACATCACAAACTTTAGGTTTCCTATTTCGATAGTATTGCCTGAGAGTCTTTTCTATATCGGAATACATCGCCTCTTTAGATGGGCTTTGACCGCTTATCGGTAGCTCACGACAGCCCCACGCTATAAAAGGCAAGGAAGAGCTGTGTGAGTCAATCCGATAGAAGAAGGTCATGTTTTGATAGGTGAAGGATACGCTCATTATTATTTGTTTTTATTAGTTATTCGTTTGGCTAAGTGAAACCGCATACGCAAGGTATGTGCTAGATTTATACCCGCTTGCCTAGCTTTCCTCTCGCCATTGGCTTCAATCGTAGCAACAGGTAAAGGTTTACCCGCTTTGTCGAGGCAGATTATTTCGTAAGATTTGATCATATGTCGCTACTTTTGACGGACAGGTAAAACTCTTACAAATCTTTTCTTCACGGACAGGTAATGTATTAGGTGAACTGATAAAGCTTATTAGTAAGGGCGTTAGAAACGGGCACAAAAAAGCCCCACCCGATTAAAGGTGAGGCTTAAGTTGTTGAATATTAAGAGGTTAAGATTATCAGCAGTACTAGCCACCAAGAACCGAAGATTCCGAGGATAATGAATGCTGAGTCAGTCAGTAATTCTTTGAGCTTACTATGCATCCTTAGCGATCGATTTAAGGACATCAATTATATCAGCCTTAACACTAGGTGTCATTCTATCGGCTTGCATAATAGACCTTAATTTTAACTGCCTTAAATTGCTATCCATTTTAGCGTTTAGTTTATCTACTTTAGTAATCATATCCCTTACTTGTTTATTCATCGTATCTATAGTATTCATGTTTTTAGTATTTTTGTGTTTTTGTTTATCATGAGCAGGTACAAGACCCGCGTGAGAAAAGGATTAGCACCCCCCACATTTGTGAGGGATGCCCTGTAAAACCAGATTTTAACGATACCCCTTAGCTATCAATTCCATCATGTCGGTAAATGTAGGTGACTTGCGTTTCGCGGTCTTGTAAGCTCCTTGGATGCGTTGGATGATTTCGGTCACCTTAACATCTTTGGGTACTAACAGCTCACCCGAAACCCGTGTGGAATTGAAAATCTCGATAAAATCAAGATCGTAAGAAATACCAGTTGGATAAGTAGTTACATCATTCATAGTTTTAGTGTATTTAGTATTTTTGTTTATTAGAAGCGAGCGAGGCTCGCGTTGAGAAAGATCAGTTGCCCCTAATTAGCAGAATCGATGCCATAATAGCTTTTACTGATTACCAAAGACTTATGAAACAGAGGTGTGACAAAGTGTCTCAAAAAGTGTGACAGGTGTGACAGCAAGTGTGACAATGTGACACTAAGAAAGAACCTAGAAAGAGAAAAACATACATAAGAAGTATTTACATAAATATACTAACAAGAGTCTGACTTAAAGTGACGCAAACAGTTGGTAATCTCTGTCGATTTGCGAAAATAATCGATTGATTTTATTATGTTTTTGCCAAGCGGTCTGGAGCTATTTCATAAATCGTTGATAATCAACAAAACGAGGTTCGCACAATATGTAATGTGTCGATTATGTGTCCAATAACATCCCCCACCCTTTAATAATCTTTGGGTACACGCGGGGGATTTTAACGCGCGCGTATATAGCGTAAGCGTTTCAGATTTTTCTACCGAAACTTTTTAGGAGTCCTTTAAACTTTCTATATACTCTTCAAGACCAGCTCTAATAGCGATGCTGATATAGTCTTCATCAGAAGCTACTTCCTTGCCCCACTTAACTAGCATATCGTGTGTACTGTCTTCCATCTCCAGGTTTAGCTTGGTGAACATCTCATCTTCTGTTGAGACGATCCGGATAACTGGAAGCTGTTTGTCAGAAAGTGAAGTTGATGTCGGTGTCGGTGTCTTCTTCTTCATAGTCGTCGTTATCTATTCCTTCAAATATAACATCATCTGTTTCAGTGAGTACAGACAACTTAGCGAAGTCCAAGCAACCTGCTATCGTGTAGTCGTTAAGATCGTACTCTCTTTTAAAGCGGTACACCAGCTTGGCTAGTTCGTACTGGAAGGTGTCTGTTTGATCGTTGATATGCATGATGTATACATACTACTACATAACAGATATTGTTACTAGTTTTTTCGAGACGCTCTTGAGACACTATTGAGACACCTGCTGTACCCCTGATAAACACTGATGTTTTAAATTTAAAGCTTTACAAGTTTCCTTCGGTGTGAGACTGTTATAATATTGATATTAAGATAGAACCTAAAAGGTCCTTTTAATCGATCATATAAGTAAGTACTAAAGATAAGTGTACAAGCAAGAGTGTTAGAGTTACATTAGCTGTTTACTGCTACAGCTTTCCTTTTAAACAAAGATTCCTTAGTAGATAGCTTCAGCTACCATCAGATCAGTAAGACTCTGTTGAGCTGCTCATACTTTATCGCTAACGCTCTATCGTCTTTACTCACTATCGTTCGATAAAGACTCATCCGTTCTTTCGCAGCTAGTTTAGAGTGAAGACTGATAACAACTCTTTAACTTTAGGGCTTAAGGATAGGTGTGTTTATAAATAAACCACATAGTAAATCTAAAGCTATACTTTAGGATTTCAAGGTAAACTATAACAGATATATAACTGTATTTAAACTAAGTAAGAAATTACAATATAAGAGTACTAAATAGATACTGTAATAAAGATTTGTTATTACTAAGAGTAAGGAGTAGCGATAGCTACGAGTTACGACCAGAGCAGTGCAGACGATCGATTATTAGATCGTTTATGAAAGCTATCAACAAACTTGGTTAACTCTTCATTCATCAGCTCTTGTTGTCTATCAATCATCGATTGGTTAACATCAGCAGCCATCTGCTGCACCCAATAACCAACAGCTATTGATAAAGCATCAAGACGGTCATCATGTACCAAGCTGCCTCTATCTCTTGTTATCCTGGATAACTGATACATAAGCATGTACCTGGTTTGTTGTTCTATAGGATAGCTTAAAGCTGACCTGTAATCGTCATTTATAACAGAGGGATCAACGATAAGTCTATGGCTGTTTAACACAGGTTCAAGAGTGTCTACAATCCGTAGCTCCTTCTGTTTGTTATGTCTGACTTCTTCTATAGTCACAGGATAGGAAGTTCTAAACAGAGGCTTTATCAGCTCCATAAACATACCGTCTCCAAAGTTAGACTCTATCACTACCTTATTAACTTTGTTATCCTTTGCTATAGCTACCAGTTGTTTAAGGGTCTTCTCATCGTATCCACCTCTTATCCCTCCAGCATCCGGAACAAACAACTGACCGTTAAGCATCTTGACTACAGCGTACCCTGTTTCATCTTTACCTCTACCTGACGGGTCAATCGCAAGCACAGAGCCACTGTACGGTATCATATCCCCAACAGTGTTAGCAGGTCTTCTGTACCTGTCCCCCGCTAATCCTACATTAGGTAACTCTCTATCACAGTTATCAGGATCAGATGACCACACTACCTTCTCAGGGGCTACATCGACATCCACATCCATAACCACTAGATCGTTAATTTTTAATGGGTAGCGGTCAGCATCAGATAGCTTAGGATTAAGCATGAACTGTAAAGCGTACCCCGTCCGACCGTACGACATCTTTCTTTCTTCCAGGTCGAGATCAGTGAACCGTAAGGGTTCTGTAGAAGTACCGACAGTCTCAGGTGTTATATTATCCGCTATAAGGGGTGCCAGATCGCCTCCGTAGTTATTTATAGCCTCCCTATCGTCTGGATACTCTGAAGACCAAATACGGCTCTTGTAGCCCCTCTCTCGCAGTTTGTTATAAATACTGTCTTCACATTGAGGAGTACCGAGAAAGATGATACGGGATGTGTCTAAAGGTTTAATGATAGCGTCGAACTCTTTTACTTGTTCATCGAGCTTATCTCTCATTCCTTGAGTGGCAGAGTTGTTAGCTACTTCCACATCGTCCGCTACGATTATATCAGCACGAGACCCTGTTAGCTGGGACGATATACCTAGGGACTTAACAGAGGGAGCGTGAGAAGCTGGAGCAGGTCCTACATCAAAAGCTATCTTACTGAACCGTTGGTTCTCTGACGGCTTTAATCCTTGTAAAATGGGAATCTCTTGAATGATTCGCAAGGTAAAAGTAGAGAAGTCATCCGATCTATTCTTAGATGCTGATACAACAAGTATGTTCTTGGATGGGTCCAGCAGTAGCTGATGTACTACAAAAGCACTTGTTATCCAACTTTTTCCAACGCCCCGGAACGCCATGATAACGGACCGTTTAGGTCCGTGTTGCAGATACTCTGCTATGTCGTACTGTAGCTCGGTGGGATCAGGGAGGTTCAGGTGCTTCCAAACCAGGTATAGAAAGTTTCTAAAGTCCTTGAGCTTGGGTGGTATCTCTTGGTGTTTCTTGTTCTTCTTCTTCAAATGGTAAAGTATTAAGTTGGTCAGACAGGGTTTGTAAAGGTGTACCCATTCCGCTGTCCATAACAACATTGTTATCTTTAAGGAACTGTCTAGCTCCGTTAAGAAGTGCAGCGTTGTACTCCCCTAAATCCTCCATCATATCAATACTGTTACGATATGCACCAGCTATCTTGTCGTGCAATTTACTTCCTTCGGTATGACTTAACATATCAATAGTGTATTAGTAGTTGTTATCTTTGTAAACAAAAAGAGGCAGCCCGATTGGACTGCCCCTTGATGATAGATATGAGATAAACTCTTAGCTTAAAGCAGCTTCGAACTCAGCAACGGTTCCTAATTCAGTTCCGTTGTGGTAGAGGTCTGCATCAAACTTAGCAGCACTTGCTGATCCGTCTGTTGAAGAGATGTCAGTAGCAGCAGCAGTTGCGGAAGTCGAGAGAACCTTGAACTTGTCGTCTCCTTCGTCCCAGATCAAAGCTACATTGCTTTCAGCAGAACCACGCTCAACGATGAAACCACCGTCATTCGAAGCATTCGTTCCGGAACCTGCACCTTTCGACAGATTCATGATGCTGTCTGCAACATCGATGTTAGTGGTGTTTACCGAAGTGGTTGTACCATTAACAGTCAAGTTACCGCTGAATGTAGCGTTGGCAGCCGATATGTTACCAGAGAAGGAAGCGGAGTTACCGTCAGAAGCTAGTGATCCAGCTTGAGTTTGAAGAGCGGAGATGTCGCTGTCGTTGCTGGCTACATTGGTTTGCAGAGTGGAGATGTCCGAATCATTCGAAGAAACATTGCTTTGCAAGGTAGCGATGTCTGAATCGTTGGAGCTAACATTAGACTGAAGAGTCGAGATAGCAGAGGCGTTAGTAGAAACGCTGGACTGAAGGCTGGAGATGTCGGTATCGTTAGAAGATACAGCGTCAGCAACAGTTTTAAGTTGGCTATCAAGAGCTTCGTCAGCAGCTTTAAGGCTGGCTACAGAACCGAGATAGTTGGTAGAAGCGTTAGCACTGTAAGCACCGTTAGCACCGAGACCAGCACCAGTTTGAGTAGCATCTACTTCGGATTGAAGAGAAGTTACATTTGAAGATACGGCATCAACATATTGCTTGGTAGCAGCGTGGAGGTTGGCGGAAGGATCAGCTGAGAGCGTCAAAGCTCCAGTCATTGTTCCTCCTGCGAGGGCAAGCTTCTTATCAAGCTCTACTTTGGTTTTTTGTCCCAATTGGGTTAACAAACTAGACATAATATATATACTTTCTTTTGTGGGTTAAGCTTATCAGTTAATATGTGATAAAGAGTATTAGCAGAACTTATATCTGTCAAACAGCTTCAGTAATAAGTATAGCACCAGCTTCTGTTGTCAGACTGTCGCCATCTTCTGCAAGTATATGAGTAGCAGTAGGTACTGCACCGCCCAGCTCTACAATCTTCCAGGCAGTTCCGTCGTCAACAGCGATACAAGGACCGCCTGATCCGTCTCCATCTGTTACATATATGATCCTGCCTGATGTACCTGCTGCTGGTAGACTGGATGCTAAATATGATCCTATTTGCAGAGATTGTGATATATTTACCGCTCCACTGATCAACCCTCCAGACTTATCAAACTTGTTATCAAGCTTGGCTTTTACCTTCTGTCCTAACTGTGTAAGTACGCTACTCATATCTAAGGTGTTGAGAGACCATCTATAAAGTCTTGATAATCACCAACTTCCTCTTCACGAGCGTCCAAGAAGTAAGGCAAGGAGTTCCAAGCTGTCGTCCCGTCTCCTATCTTAATTCTGTTACGAGCGGGGTCTAATTCAAGACCTATCTCACCTTCGAGAAGTACGGGGTTGGCGGTCTGCCAGTTGGTAGCAGTATCTCTTCTAAGTTGTATTCTTTTACTAAATGTAGCCATCTGTTAAGCTCCTCCTCCATTGTAAACATCTAAGTTATTATCAACGACAGCTCTTTGGGATTGAATGATTGGATCACCTAAAGGAGCGTCGCCAGCGTCTAAAGCAACGACATCAGGGTCTTGTTTCAAAAGTTCTACTGCTTGGTTCACTTGTGTGGCGACAGCAGCGGATACAGCGTTCAGCGTCCGGTACTGAGCGGATAGTGGGTGTGGACGAACTACAGGGCGACGAGGCATGACTACGCTACTGATTTAGCCCCTCTGCACTTCCACTTCTTACGACTGAGGCTATTAGGACTGTTAGGATCATTCTTCCAATTTCCTTTTATCTTTAAAGACCTAGCACAGTAAGCATCGCCTTTAGCAGTTCCTGGTCTGATTCTATCACCACCACCTTTAGCTTTACCTGCTTGACCGTAGCCTATGCGACGCTTTCTTCCCGTCTTAGGGTTAGTAACAACTTTAACGAAACGCTTACCTTTAGGCTTCTTTATACTGAGACCTTTGCGTGCCATTACTTTTAGCTAGGGAATCCTTTTTTCATGTTAGAGTAAGCTTTAGCACTTACCGTAGAATTTTTCTTACTACGACTAATACCTAAACGCCTACGGTTATTCATGTTCTCGTACAGTCCTGGTCTTTTAATCTTTCTTTTCATCTGTCTATTTCCTCACTAATACTTCAAGCATTCGATCCAGCTTGTTGTGAACTTCTTTAAGTGCTTCCTCTACCTTGGCTATCCGTGCTTCAACAGCTCTATCTCTTTCTCGTTGAGCAGCTAACTCCACCTCTATCTTAGTCATCCGTTTATCACCTAGGTCTAATCGTTCGATCATGCGTTTAATAATCCAACCGATAACTCCAAGAGAGATAGCTAATACGGTGTTAAGAAGTCCAGAGAGGGAGTCGATCATTTGTTATCCTATTACAATTACTCGTATGTGAGTAGCGTCTGTTCCTCCAAAGTTTTTAACTGTACCTACGATAGTACCTCCTGTCCATTTAGAGACACCGAAGTTACTGCATTGAATTGTAATACTATTACTTGTAATATTTGTAGCTTGGCATCCATAAACCTGATTATTATTAGCATCCACCCAAAAACCATCTGCTTGGAAAGGATTGGCTCCTGAGCTGTTCGATGCCAAAAATACTCTAAAACTGACAGCATCAACTCCTAAATTGTGCGTAAATGTAAGTGCAGCATTATTAGCTAGTGATGTAGGAGACCCTTGATTGTCTTGATTCACCCAGCCACTGTCGTACTTAGAAACAGCACCAGCACTACCGTTACTTGCAGCTGTGATTCTTCCTTGTGCGTCTACCGTCAAGTTCGTGTTGGTGTAGCTACCTGGTGATACTGCTGTGTTAGCTAAAGCTAAT